AAGGCCGCAGCAATGCGGTTATTTTTATGCCACAAAGGAAGTGAACGACCCTTGGCCATGCGAAAACTAAAGAATTACAAGCCGACACGTTTCATGGCAGAAGACTCAAAGTACAGCAAGGACGCCGCAGACTATGCCGTGCTATTTATCGAAAGTCTCCGTCATACCAAAGGCAGTTGGTACCGAAAGCCCTTTGAACTGATCGACTGGCAGGAACGGATTATCCGCGACGTCTTCGGAATCCTAAAGCCGAATGGCTACCGGCAGTTCAACACGGCCTACATTGAAATTCCAAAGAAACAAGGCAAGTCTGAGCTTGCCGCAGCGGTCGCCTTGCTTCTTACCTGCGGGGACGGAGAAGAGCGTGCTGAAGTTTACGGCTGCGCAGCGGACCGAAACCAGGCAAAGATTGTCTATGACGTGGCTGTCGATATGGTGCGCCTCTGCCCTGCTCTTGATAAGCGGGTGAAGATTCTGGAATCCCAGAAGAAGCTCATCTACCTTCCAACTAACAGCACCTATCAGGTACTTTCTGCAGATGTGGCGAACAAGCATGGATTTAATACCAGTGGCGTCATTTTTGATGAGCTGCATACGCAGCCGAACCGGAAGCTCTACGACGTTATGACGAAAGGATCCGGCGACGCCAGAACGCAGCCACTATACTTTTTGATTACGACCGCTGGAACGGATACGAACAGCATCTGCTACGAAGTCCATCAGAAGGCGCTTGATATCATCGAAGGTAGGAAAATCGATCCCACCTTCTATCCGGTGATCTACGGCGCTGAAGAATCTGAGGATTGGACCGATCCAAAGGTCTGGAAAAAGGCGAATCCTTCTCTTGGCATCACGGTCGGCATCGATAAAGTACAAGCTGCCTGCAACTCAGCAAAGCAGAACCCCGGTGAAGAGAACGCCTTCCGGCAGCTTCGGCTGAACCAATGGGTGAAGCAGGCCGTCCGCTGGATGCCGATGGACAAGTGGGATGCCTGTGCATTTTCTGTGGATGAAGATGACCTGGAAGGCCGCGTCTGCTATGGTGGTCTTGACCTCTCCTCCACTACAGATATCACGGCATTCGTTCTTGTTTTTCCTCCAAGAGACGAGACAGACAAATATGTCGTGCTCCCCTACTTCTGGATTCCGGAAGATAATGTGGACCTCAGGGTTCGGAGAGATCATGTGCCATACGATCTTTGGGAGAAGGAAGGATACTTAGAAACAACAGAAGGAAACGTCATCCACTACGGATTCATCGAGAAGTTCATCGAAAACCTTGGTGAACGATTCAATATCCGGGAGATTGCCTTCGACCGCTGGGGAGCAGTTCAGATGGTCCAGAACCTTGAGGGCATGGGATTTACGGTCGTTCCATTCGGACAGGGGTTCAAAGATATGACCGGTCCCACAAAAGAACTCATGAAGTTAACGTTGGAACAAAGGATCGCCCACGGTGGTCATCCTGTGCTTCGCTGGATGATGGACAACATCTTTATCCGGCGTGACCCAGCAGGCAATATCAAGATGGATAAGGAAAAATCAACGGAAAAGATTGACGGAGCAATTGCTCTAGTGATGGGGCTTGACCGTGCACTCCGTGGCGGTAACGATGACGGCTCATCTGTTTATGATGAGCACGGTATTTTATTTCTGTGAGGTGATTCATATGGATGTTAACGATGTTGTCGGATGCAGGTTTGGAAAACTACATGTGGATTCATATGCTGGATCCGATTTCTATGCAAACGAAAAGAAACGCCGAAGTTTCTACAACTGCACATGCGATTGCGGAAATCATGTAAAAGTCTGCAGAAAACTTCTGATTAGCGGCAGACAGACGACATGTTGCCATTGCTGTCGCATTGAATCTGACAATGATCACTTACGTTATGTCGCAGAAAACGGTGACTTTTTTATTTTTGATACAAGCGATCGGCAAGCAATTGAGAAGCATTGCTGGTATATAGACAAATATGGATATGCGATTGCCAGAATTAAAGAAAAGAACGTAAGACTTACACGGTACCTTCTTGGAATCGGTGACAGTAATTATGTTGATCATATCAACGGGAACCCAAGAGACAACAGACGGTGTAACCTAAGAGTAGCTACCCCAATACAAAATATCAGGAATATGCGGCTGCCAAGCCATAACTCATCTGGGTTTAAAGGAGTCAGTTACAGGAAGGATAGAGGAAAATATCGGGCATACATCAGTCTGCACGACAAAACTAAACATCTTGGCTATTATGACACAGCTGAAGACGCAGCGAGGGCTTATGATGAAGCCGCTCGCTTTTATTTTGGCAATTTTGCCTGTCTGAACTTTCCTAATAAAGGTGAACAGGGATGTCTCAGAAATAGAATGGAGGATATCGTATGAGTGTATTTTCAAAGCTATTTAAATCAAGAGACAAGCCGCAAGATTCCACGAACGGGTCTGGCTACAGATATTACTTTGGCGGCACAACTTCCGGAAACACCGTAACAGAACGTTCTGCTATGCAGATATCTGCAGTTTATGCTTGCATAAGAGTTTTATCAGAGGCTATCGCAAGTTTGCCGCTGCACCTTTATGAATATGCAGACGAGGGCAGTAAGACTAAGGCGTTAAAACATCCCCTATATAGGATTCTACATGATGAACCGAATCCAGAAATGACTTCGTATATCTTCAGGGAAACGCTGATGACGCACCTCCTGCTATGGGGCAATGCCTACGCACAGATAATCCGGAACGGTCGCGGTGAAGTCGCCAGCCTCTATCCGCTTATGGCAAACCGTATGAAAGTCGACCGTGATGAAAACGGTCACATTTACTATGAGTACCAGATGAATACATCGGATGCTCCTACCATGAAAACCGGAACGGTGAGGCTTTCTCCAAGCGAAGTGCTGCATGTACCTGGACTTGGATTTGACGGCCTTGTCGGCTACTCCCCGATTGCGATGGCGAAAAACTCCATTGGCATGGCAATGGCAACCGAAGAATACGGTGCGTCCTTCTTTAAGAACGGCGCAAATCCATCTGGCGTGCTTTCCATGCCAGGAACCGTGAAGGACCCGGAAAAGATCCGTTCTTCCTGGGAAGCAGGCTTTGGAGGAAGCCACAAGGCAAACAAGGTAGCGATTCTTGAAGAAGGTATGACGTATACGCCAATCTCCATTTCACCGGAGCAGGCGCAGTTCTTGGAAACGCGTAAATTCCAGCTCGATGAGATCGCGAGAATCTTTCGGATTCCTCCCCATCTCATTGGTGACCTGGAGCATGCGACGTTTTCCAACATTGAGGAGCAGTCACTGGAATTTGTGACCTACACCTTAGAGCCGTGGCTTTCCCGCTGGGAACAGTCTATGCAAAGATCCCTGCTTCTACCGCAGGAAAAGGACAACTACTTCATCCGCTTTAACGTAGATGGCCTCCTCCGTGGTGACTACCAAAGCAGGATGAGCGGATATGCGACTGGTATCCAAAACGGCATCTACTCCATCAACGATGTCCGGGAGCTTGAAAACATGGATCTGCTTTCCGACGAGGAAGGCGGCAACCTGCACATTTTAAACGGCAACGTTGTGAAACTGAAAGATGCAGGATCAGCTTATACGAATAATGAACATAAGGAGGACTCGGATGAATCCACAGAAGAAGTTCTGGAAATGGATAAGAAACAAAACACCCGCTCTGGAAAATCCAGACGAAGTAACTGAATCAAGGACGCTGTTTCTAAACGGTACAATCGCTGAAGAGAGCTGGTTTGATGATGATGTCACCCCGGCTCTTTTTCGTTCTGACCTTAATTCTGGAGCTGGCGACATCACGGTCTGGATCAACAGCCCCGGAGGTGACTGCTTTGCGGCAGCACAGATCTACAACATGCTCCGTGACTACAAAGGAAAGATCACCGTAAAAATTGACGGGCTTGCTGCATCGGCAGCATCGGTCATTGCGATGGCTGGCGATGAAGTGCTCGTCTCCCCTGTTTCAATGATCATGATCCATAACCCTTCGACTATTGCGATGGGTGATACGGCAGAGATGCAGAAAGCAATTGAAATGCTTTCTGAAGTGAAAGCGTCCATCATCAATGCCTATCAAGAAAAAACTGGCCTTTCCAGAAACAAACTTTCAAAGCTGATGGATGAGGAGACCTGGATGGACGCTGGAAAAGCGGTCGAGCTTCATTTCGCAAATGGTGTGACCAGCCGAGACGAGCTCTACCATACCGAAACGGAACCTGAGTTAGAGAACAATTCAAAGCAAAATGAGAATCTACCTTCCGGTATGCTTTTCTCCCGCTACCAGGTAGCTGCTGCAATGAATAAAAAACTTTGTGATTATGCAAAACGCACCAATCCATCAAGCAATCCAATCACCATGCAGAAATACCGAATCGATGATCTCGAAAAGAGGCTCGATCTGATGAAACAGTTTATGTAGAAGGAGGACACACATGAATATTCAGGAATTGATTACGAAAAGAGCAACAGCCTGGGAGACTGCGAAAGCGTTCCTTGACGCACACAGAAATGCAGACGGGCTTCTCTCCTCTGAGGACGGTGAAACTTACGACCGCATGGAAAAGGAAATCACCGATTACACGAAAGAAATCGAGCGCCTGAACCGTCAGGCAGTGATCGAAGAGCAGATGGGAAAACCGACTGCTTCTCCCCTCACCGGAAAACCAGGAGATGGCATGAAGGACGAACCGATAAAGAAAGGCCGTGCTTCTAAAGCTTATGCAAAAGCAATGCTTTCTGCGATGCGCACTGGATTTCATCAGATCAGTGATGTGCTTGAAGAAGGAAACGACGCCAACGGCGGTTACCTTGTTCCAGAGGAATGGGACAGCCGCCTGATCGATAAGCTGGAGGAAGAGAACATCTTCCGGGGTCTTGCCACCACCATCACCACTTCCGGAGAGCATAAGATTAACATCGCAGGGACGAAACCAGCTGCTGCATGGATTGAGGAAGGCGGAGCACTGACTTTTGGAGACGCCACTTTCGATCAGATCGTGCTGGACGCGCATAAGCTCCATGTAGCAATCAAAGTCACCGAGGAACTGCTCTACGACAATGCATTCAATCTGGAAGGTTACATCATCGACCAGTTTGGAAAAGCTATCGGAAACGCAGAAGAAGACGCCTTTCTGAACGGTGACGGTACCGGAAAACCGCTTGGTATTTTCGCAGCAACTGGAGGTGGCGAAAAGGCCGTAACGCTCGACAATGTAAAAATTTCAACCGATGATATCTTGACGCTGATCTATTCGCTGAAGCGTCCGTACAGAAAGAACGCCCGTTTCATCTTAAACGACTCTACCCTTGCATCACTGCGGAAGCTCAAGGATACAAACGGCGCCTACATCTGGCAGCCGTCTTACCAGGCAGGAGAACCGGACAGACTCTGCGGATACTCTGTTCTTACCTCCGCTTACTGTCCGGGACTGGAAGCTGGAAAATCTGCCATTGCATTTGGTGACTTCTCCTACTACAACATTGGAGACCGCGGAACCCGGTCCATGCAGGAACTCCGCGAGCTGTTCGCCGGAAACGGCATGATTGGCTACGTAGCCAAAGAGCGTGTTGACGGAAAGCTGGTGCTCCCGGAGGCCGTACAGACCCTTGGCGTCAAGAGCGCGTAACGGTAAGGAGGGATTCGCGTGATTGTAACCGTTGACGAGATGAAGAATTATCTCCGTGTAGACGATGATGCAGATGACGATCTGATCAAAAACATCATCGGATCTTCAGAGAAGCTTTGCGCTGACATTTTAAGAGCCAAGGAACTTCCAAGTCAGGAAAACACAAAGGTCGCTGTGATGTACGCAGCGGCCTATCTTTATGAACATCGTGAGGAAGCCGATCATCACGCTCTTACGATCACGCTGAGAAGTCTCCTGTTTGGAGATAGAAAGGCGGAATTTTAATGAACATCGCACTTCTGAATGAGCGGATCATGATTCAGAAATCAGAAGTTTCTTCTGATGCCATCGGAAACCGCATCAGCTCATGGAAGGATTACTGTTCTTGCTACGCGACGATAAGCTCAGAATCACCAAAAGAAGAAACGGCTGCAGGTGTCACCTGGGATGAAAGCATGATCGACTTTACGGTCCGCTGGTGCAAAGAAACTTCAATAGTTAATTCTAAGGAATATCGGGTCTGCTTCAAGGATTCTATTTACAACGTCGAAGGCATTGACCATATGAACTTTAAGAAAAAAACAATCAAGCTTCACTGCAGGAGATTAACGTCATGAGTCAGAAAGTAACGGTTGATGGTCTTGCGGATGCGATCAACAAAGAGCTAAAGGAATACGCAAAATCCACCTCAGAATCTGTAAAGGATGCGGTCAAGAAAACCGGAAAGTCTGTCCGTAAGGATATCTCTGATGCTGCTCCAAAAAGGACAGGCGCTTACGCAAAGAGCTGGTCTGTAAAAACAACGAAGGAGACCTCAACTTCTCTTCAGGTCACGGTCTATTCGAGGAACCGCTACCAGCTTGCGCATCTGTTAGAGCATGGCCATGCAAAACGCGGCGGAGGAAGAGTCGCAGCAAGGCCACATATCGCTCCAGCTGAAGAACGAGGAGAAAAACAGCTAGAAAATATGATCAGAAAGGGAATCGAAAAATGAATGGTATCACCTCATTGTTAGAAAAAACAGGAATTCCCTTTGCCTATGATCATTTTGCTGAGGGAGACTCACCTGCTCCCCCGTTCCTCTGCTGGATGACCTCCCAGAGTGATCCTTTTTCTGCAGATGGAAGTACGTATTTAAAGATCAGCGAAATTCACCTCGAGCTGTACACGGATAGGAAGGATCTTGCTTCTGAGAAAATGATCGAGGACGCCTTAGATGATAACGACATCTTCTACAGCAAGTCCGAAGTCTGGATCGAAACCGAGCAACTTTTTGAGGTGCTCTACATTTTTGAAATGGAGGATCAAGCAATATGGGAAACAAAGTCAAATATAATCTAAAGAATGTCTACGCGGCAAAGCTGACGGAGACTGTTAAAGACGGCGTCACCACCTTTACCTACGATACGCCAAAAGCGATCCCTGGTGCCGTATCCATCAGCCTGGATGCTGAGGGAGAGACAAAAGCATTCTATGCAGATGGCATCGTCTACTTCCGCTCCGTTACAAATAACGGATACTCCGGTGATCTTGAGATCGCCCTGATTCCGGAGTGGTTTCGGACAGAGATTCTGCAGGAGGTGCTGGACGACAAAGGCGTGCTGGTGGAAAAGAGCGGCCTTAGTGACACGGTGAAGTTCGCGCTGCTCTTTGAGTTTGACGGAGACGTCCGTTCTATTCGGCACGTACTCTATTACTGCACCGCATCAAGACCATCCCTGGAATCAGAAACCAAGGAAGATACCATTGAGCCTGGCACAGAGAAGCTCTCCATCACCGCAGACCCACGTTCCGATGGGCTGGTAAAAGCAAGATCAGGTGACACGACGGATACAACTGCCTATGACAACTGGTACAAGGCCGTCTATCTTCCGACGGAGACGGCTGCATCCACGTCTTCAACTTCGGCATCGACATCGACAAGTGGAAAGTAAAGGAGGCAGGATATGCTTGAAAAGACAATCGAGATCAGCGGAAAACCGGTCACGTTCCGCTCGTCTGCTGCAATTCCACGTATTTACCGGCTCAAATTCAAGCGGGACATCTTTAAGGACCTGTCGAAGCTCGAAAAATCCTACCGGGCTAAAGCGACAGATTCTGAAGAGCTTGAAATCGACGACCTTGAGATTTTTGAAAACGTCGCCTACATCATGGCTTATCATGCGGATCCGACGATTCCAAAGACCATCGACGAATGGCTCGACCAGTTCGAGATGTTTTCCATCTACCAGGTGCTTCCGGAGATCTTAGAGCTCTGGGGAAGCAACCTTGTGACAGATGTGCAGGCAAAAAAAGGACGCGCAGAAGTGAGCGGGAAATGACCACCCCGCTTTTTCTTCTGCGCTGCACAGAAATTGGAATCTCCATCCGCGACCTGGACCTTCTTTCCATTGGGCTTGTCTTAGACATCTGGACAGAGAAAGCAAATGACAGCGTGAAATACCGTAGAGTCGCGACTCA